TAGTCACGAGGCTCTTGTTAACGACTTGGTAGTCTAAACTTGATCAGTGAGCACCACGCCAGAAAGCTGAAGATGTAGTCTGGATGGTAGGACGACTGACCAGAACACCACTGGATGGAGTAGCTGGTTCTTCGACGCGAACGACTGGTTTCTCATCCTTAGACTGCTGGGCGATCAAGCGCTCCTTATAAGCTAGGAACTCTTTGAACTCGGCAATTTGAGCTGGAGTGAAACCATTTGACTGAAAAGTACTCGCGAATCTCATGACAGATCGAGTCTTCTTACGAGCCATGTGTCGTTTGAGCATCTTTGGATGGCTCGACAAGAAGAAAACGGAGCTAAACAGAGACGAAGCTATATTTGCAACGCTCATCACTGTCTCTAAAACGGGATTCGTCGCAACCAGAGAATCGACTGCTTGCAGCAAAAAATCAACCACACCCCAATCATCGCTGAGCTTGGTGCTCCCTTGTTTGATAGTAGGCGCGGCAATGGTTCCCGATGTCATGCTTGCAGCAGAAACGTCGATTGGGAATGCTTGGACTTCAGTGTCGTCCAAAACCTCCACAATGACGCTAGATGTGAAACCTCCCTGCTGCAAAGCATTATTGTTCATACCCACGCGGCCTGTGACAATAGCCTCATCATAGTCATGGAAAACAACCTGATTTACCCCACTAATGTTGGCCGTAATGGGAACTAAAGAGAAATAAGAGTTGTTAGTGGGTGCTGCATTGGCGATTGCAGTTTGATACATGGTACCCGTGACTATGTACTCACCAGGTGGTAAGCAGAAAAAGGTAGTGTTACCTCCAGGGTTAGTAACCAACCCACCCCCTTGATGGGTGGGGTCCGTCCACAATGGGCTAACAACGTTCAACTGTTGACCAGCTGGCGTATAGTGGATGGCAGCGGGGATACCCTGGTGGTATTCTGATTGGTAAGAGGTGTTGTCAGAGGCCACAATCCCCCCGAGATTAGGTAACGCAAGTTGGCTAAGTGTGAAATTAATATCCGTTGAGGGGTTGCTCCACCCTGGCGCCG